GGCGTATTAATCGTATAAAGCGGCGTTGTCATTCATTCTCTCCGTAAATCGCGTTAAGCAAAGGATTAGCATATTCCCCTGGTTTTTTATTGCCTTGCCTGTTAATTGCCCTTAAAACAGACTCCGGATGTCTCTGCGCATATCTTCCAAGCATTGTTCCGATTCCTTTTGAACCGGCTGCAAGGCCTAATCCAAAAAGCGCCGCTTCTCCCGGATTTGAACCATGTCCATAAGCGAGGCCTCCGCCCAAAAGTCCAGGCACTCCATGATATAAAGCAGCATGCCTTATGGCCTTTCCTAAAGACTTATCATTGGCATAGCCGGTTGGATAATATTTTTCTGCAGCGGATTGAGCGGCCGACAATAATTTTTCTTCTGGTTTTCCGCCAAACATAACCGCTCTCTGGGCAGGCGACATGCTTTGGTAAAAATCAAATGCGTCCTTGGCGTCTTTGCCACGTCCAACATTTCTAAATTCGTAATTTCGAAGCCCTTCAGAAGCTGCGCGAGAATCCCCTAATAGATTAGAAAGATATTGAGAGCCATGCGTTCCGGTCTGTCCTGCTCCAGGCAAATACTCATTCATTAATGAGCCTTCTGGAGTATCACCTTTTAATCCTCCTTCTAATGGGCGGCTTGGTTGAGGCTTCCCATACTTATCGGGAGATTGGTAAAATTCTTTTAACCGCGTGGTAGCTTTATTTGCATCTGTCCAGGTTTTGTAGAAATCTTTTAATTCAGGAGTGGCATTCTTGCCTTCAGCGCCAACCACATCATTTAGACTAAATTTTAAATCTTTAGCGAATTCTTTCATCTCACGACTAGGCGCATCCATATTTCTTTTTCTTGCAAAATTTCCTAGTATTTCATTTAAATTTTGACGAAGCGCAATAACGCCTGAAAGACTTTGAGGAGATAAATTTTTAGCTTCTTCCTTGGCAAATTCCAATGCATCAACATATTTGGATTGCTTGGATGGTTCCAAAGCACTTTTTTCTTTGATAAAATTTTCAACCGTTTTATCGTAAGGAGATGCATTAATTCTAAAAGCAGATTCATCCAAAGCATTTGCTTTTTCTTCCGCAGACTTCCAAAGAGCATTTGTTTTTCCAAGTTGAGCATCATATGCGCCTTTTAAAGATTGCGCGCCAGATTCAGATGGCCCCAGGCGTTCTTTTACATATTGCGTTGCTTTTTCGACAAGCGCGGGAATAGAACTTTTTGCATAGGCATTTGATATTCCCTCTATTGCTTTTCCGCCAAGTATGCCAACACCATGAGCTACTGCGCCAATGCCACCGCCCTCGATGGCGCCCATTAATCTATCTTCGGGATTATTAACCGCGCCATATCCAGCACCCCCTAATACATTGGCTTTTAATATTTCAGAACCTGGAAGCGCTCTCATTGCGCCAAATTTAGCAGCCATATTTCCCGCTTTTGCAAATGGCAAGTATCCCAATAATCCAACTCCAATCTTATCGGCCAAGTTTTCTTCAGCGCCAAATGTTTTGTATGGATCAAAGCTGCTTGGAGAAAACTCAGGAATGCGGCCACCAGAAATATTGTGAGGAAGATTCGCTAAATTCTGACCAAACTTAGTCACACCAGCGGCAATATGTTTAATAGGCTCATAAGCATCAGGATTTCCACCAAGTCTCTGCATCAAAATTTGTTTAGCCATGTCCGGCGTTAATTCTTCTTTCGCCTGAGGTCTGCTATCTAAAATTTCTTGAGCTTCTTGTGGAGTCATTATTTTCCACCTCTGGCTATTTTTTGAAGTTCTTCAAGCGTGTAGGATTTTCCATTAGAATGAGTATAAGATTTTGAATCATTTCCCCAGCCTGATTTTGATTCAGTCTTTTTTTGAGAAGATTTCATGCCTGATAATTTTTCTTCAGGTATTTTCAATGAAACTTTTGGTTGTGAAACTTGATCGGCAGTAGTTAATTTATTATTTTCAATAGTTTGCTCTAAAACCCCCATGGAGTTTTGCCACCTGCTAATCGCTAATTTAGGGTTAGAAAAGAAATTATCAAATTTCATAATTTCAGAAACTTCTTTTTGGGCATTATCTGTAGAACGTTTCCCTAGGGCTACGCCTAAGTCCCCTTCGGATATTTTTGATGGGTTTTGCATATCAATATATGCCTTATATTCTGGCGTTATATTTGATGCATTTAATAATGCAGCAGCCCTATCCTTTTGCAAATTTAATTTTCCAAATACGCCAGTATATCTATCTATTACAAGAGGAATCATTTCATTAAGATTTTTTACTGCAATTGTAAAACGAGCGCCAGCATCAATTCTTTTTTTCTGATCTGCAGTACGAATCTTATTTTCATATCCTTGCTTTCCTGATTCCCTGACGGTATTTGTGATAGAAGAATTTTTATTTTGTGAATCAGGAGCAACAAATTGCTGAGATGATGACGCAGGATTCGAAGAATTATTATTTTGAGGAACAGAATAATTACCCATCGAATAATTTTGACTCTCTGGAGGCGCAGGCTGTAAATTAACATTGCTACCTATCTGCTTATTAATAAAAGGCTGCAAAATATTCATTCCAATACCTGAATTATTAGAAGAACCTCCATTTATATAATCCTGATTAGCCATCTGAACCGCGCTAGAGTAAAGTTCTGGATTTTTTGCTGCCAGCCCCAACTTAACCTCAGAAGGCAATGTATTTAACATTCTTCCAAGCACATATCCAGGACCAAAACGTTGCTGTTGATGCGCTAAATTTTCTTGCCCTAAAACAGCGCCAGCCAATTTAATGGCTTCATTTTGCGGAATATATTTATTTTGCAACCCGAGCGCTTCATTTTGTAATGCGTGCGTCTGATTAGCTCCCAAACCCGCAGAGGTCTGCAACGCTTTCGCCATCACATCAGGACCGTAAGGGTCAAGCCCCCATATTCCATATCGTGCTGAGTACATGCTTAATACCCCAAGTTATAACTTGAATAACCACCCGAACCCGGCGCAATTCCGGCATTCATCGTCCACGGCGTTCCAGCCGCATTCATAGGGCCACTATAAGAGCCAGAAGACGGCATATTCCCAAAATAATTCATGCCAACACCAATGGCGTTACCAAACGCATTTGCAAGGGCCCCTTGAGAAGATTGCTGACCTTTCAAATTGGCGCCTATCATCGACTCCAACAATGCATCCTGCGCATTTAAACCGCTCAATCCCATTTTTGCCGTTGAATCTAGACCAGAAAGACCCATGCCATAACTTTGCATCCCGCGATTAATATAGTTATCCATGAACTGGCCGGTCATATTATTGATAGAATCATTTAGGGCGCGCTGAGCCGCGGGCGACTGGATCATGCCGGTATTTGCAGCATTCATGTTCATGGCTTGCGTCGTTCTTTTTTCAAGCTCTTTTTGATAAGGCGACACAAAGAATCCTTTCGTTACCATGTCCTGAACGAAATTAGGGTTTTGCAAGAGCTTGTTATACTCTTCCATACCCCTCGTTCCGGCTTCATTGCCGCGGTCTATATAAGGGTTATAGCGAGCCGCTTGCTCCTGAAATAATCGAGCAGCCTCTTCAAATGCGCCGCTTTGGTCGCCAAACATGCCACCCAGCGCACTTCCAGCCAGACCAAGCCCTAAATTTGCAAGACCGCCAAAATCACCAAACATATTAAAAGTCCGTAATGGTTAAATTTCCAGAAACGATCGTCGCTTTCTGTGTTTTATCTGTATCAATGTTGTAAAAAATCTTTCCAGACTGCGAAAGGTCATTTGCAGACACCATCGCATCTAACTGAGACTGTCCTAATTGCGTCGCCTGTACGCCCACCAAACAAAATTTCTGCAAAAAATTATGCAGGCTCAATAAATACTTATGCATTAATTGAAGGTCTGGACTCATCGGAGGCTTCGGCAATTGATTTTGATTCGTCAAATCAGCCATCATGGCCCTCCGGATAATTTATAAAACCACGGATACGGCGGAATACCACCCATGTCCGGACGACCAAATACACTCATCGCAGGCGTGCTCAATGGCGTCTCTCTCTTGCTCTTAAGTTGCGCAAATAATTGGGCGCGCTTGGCTTCTTTCTTTTCATCAAAAGGAACGCCCTTTTCTAAAGCCAATTGCGCCGCCAATTCATAAATCAAATACTGAATCATGTATTTCGGCACATTAAAGGGAATAGATGCATACAATGTTAAAGGCCCAATTGCTGTCCTGCCCCACACAATAAAAGAGTAAGAAGGCTGATTAGGAATAGGATAAACGTCTATGTTTTGCTTCAATGGGTCGAAATAATAAATCGCCGGAATAGAGCGTAAATCTATAATTTGACGAGCCTCTACGAACCGAGTCAAATTAACAGGTATTAATTGATAATTGGCTCTCTTCGGAGACCCAGGCAGCACAAAGCTTACGTTATCTACCTGCACAAAATCGGTGCCCAGCAAATCATCAACATTGTTAAAGCTATATTCCACCGAGTAGGGGATTAAATCTCTGACGGTGTCGAATATGATATTGAGCGTATTGAGCGCAGCGGCTGTTACCCCGCCATTAATGGCTGGCTGCAGCTCTCTATCATAAAGAGATAGATAAAGCGCCTCTGAAACAAGCTCGGCAGCCAGCATATCGCCTTTCTCCTAGTTATAATCTTTCAATAGAAAATTACACGAATCTAAGTAAATTTCATCGTCAGCAGTAGGCGAATTCAAAAGAACGACCTTGCTATTTTCTACCGGACCTAAAGTCAAAGAACCAGACGCCGCGCCAGCGCTAAATACCAAACGAGAAGCGGGCGAATATCCTTGGCCCCCTGCAGAAACCGCAACAGAGAGGACACCCCAAACAACGTTTGCGGTGTATCCCGTTCCAGAGCCTGAAGTCGAACCTTGGGCGACGGGATTACTAGGCAATACGGTATAGTTTCCAGTGTTGCTATCAGTCTTTGTATTTACGCCGAAAAGTGCTGTATTAAAAGTCGCGCCTGTGCCGCTGCCGCTGGTAGAGGCTTGCGTAAAGGTGGCGCTATTGGTTGTGTAAGAACCCGCATTAGAAATACTAACGCTTGTAATTGCGCCCGTGCTTACACCTGTTACTGTCAATACGGCCGGTGTTGCACCTGCGCCGCCAGACAATGTAATTGTGTCATTGACTGCATAGCCAGTACCCGCAGCGTTCACCGCGATGGATACAAGTTTTGTAGTAGTTATTGTCACAATAATGGCTTGCGAGAATGTGCCGCCCGTCAAAGTAATGGTATTTCCAGGGGCATAACCGCTACCCGCAGCAACCCCAGTCACCGAATTTGCTTTCATGTGAGTCACAAGCGTGGCGCCCACGCCAGGACCAAGAATAGAAGCGGTGGGAATAGCCGAATAAGAACCCGCGTTCGTAACGGTTACGGCCTCAATGGCAGAACCGCCGGAGGTGATTTTTACACCATTAGAAACGTGAGCACCTGAACGTACCACTGCAACAGGAAATACGCCCTCCACTTGTGGATTAATGAGCGGAGGCAATTCGCATAATTCCATATTGGAAACTGGATTTGAGTCTATCGTCACCACTCCGCTGAGCTGGGCCATGCCCGAGCCATTGAGCAATACTTTTGCATCGGCTGTGACATCTTCATTGACAGATACCACATTTTTATAATTTTGAGACAATTGCTCAAAGACAAGACGAGAACTCAAATAATTCACGTCTTGCGGCGTTAAATTTAAAGCGGACATAATTTTCTCCATTATTAAAGGGGGCGTAACGCCCCCTTGTTTTATTAAGACGCGGCTGTTGGAACAGGAACCACATACGGCGTAAACGCTCTCAATCCTAAGATTTGAGCAATACGGAATATGTTGACCCCCGACTCAACAGAACCTTGCGCGTAGGCTTTAACAGGACAAGAATTCATTCCTTTGTTGCTGGAATTTCTTGCGCCATCGATATCGCCGAGCGTTAATGGAACCGCGCTTAAACCCGCTTTGGTGTAAGCATAGTTTGGATTGTAATCAGGATAAGCGATGACAGACGCGCCAGGAGCAGGAAGCGCCGAGACGTTTGCATGCATGCCAGATACTAGCAATGGATAAGGCAATGTAATGTCCACATTACCTGCGCCGTCACCATGAGCATCTTCCATTGCCACAACAACTAATTTTTCAGGCAACACCGCATAACCAATTCTTTGTAGCAAATTAACGGAAGGAATAGAGAATAAATCCCCCGCATTCACTAATTGGTCGGTCGTTGCAGGAACGCCCGTTAATGTGATAATCGTGCCGGTTGCATCGATATCCGAAACGGTAATGCCCTCAACAGTTGATAATGTGCCCGCCGTATGTTTGAGCAATTGGTTAGATTGGATGCAATCCATTCCCGCCAGCTCGCCTTTATCACGACCGCCGCCCACAAATGAAGTTCTAACAATCTTTTCGTTGATAGACTCGTTGAACATGTTTGCCAAGGAGTTCGCAACGTTCTGACCATCTTGAAGATTCATCATGAAGGTTCTAGTCATCGTATTCAGCTGGATTCTATCCATGAATACGCGCACCGCAGTGACAGAAGAAATGTTATTTAATGCGCTTAATTTGCTGATTTCATCAATCGGCGTAAACATTGAGTTTACTTTCAAGCGATAAGCCGCTTCGGTTTCTTGGTCAACCATCATGGTTTGATACGCAGGGAAGGCGTAGTTGTCCACAACAGCCTTCTGTTCGGGAACAGTCAATGCTTTACGCATATCCACGAAGCTAAATAATTCTTGGTATAAATTTCCAGAGAAAACAACGTTGTAAATATCGTTCTCTGTAATAGTGTAATCCATCACCAAGTCATCAATGCCGCTCGGCGTAACAGCCAAGCCACGTTGAGTAGGAGGATTAATAGGGAGCTTGATACGAATAGCGCCGCCGGTTGCGTAGCCTCGTGTTTGAAATTGTTCTAAATAATCTCTGTTAGCAGTTGCCAATAAAGGATGGCCGTTCTCAAAGAACTCCAGCATCTTTCGGGCGGTAAAATCAGTGGTGGCGGTAACGTTTGCCATAGTGTCTCTCCAGACTTAAATAAGCGTAGTAATACAAAGGCATAAAAATGCCCAGCCATTGTTGCTTTTACGCATATTTAACGTCTGAGGGGACGGAAAAGTTTTACGTGTCTTCAACACGCGAAGCCGCAACTGCTTCACACTATTTAAAGTCTAGGACGACTATGGCAAAAACATATACACGCACCTTTTTAGAGTGTCAACACCCTATTTCTTTTTGCCATAAATATATTCAACCGCAGAAATATCGCCTGTTTCGCCTTCTGGCTCGCTCAATTGTTGCGAAGGTTTGTATCCACTTGCTTTTGGTTCAAGGCCCGCCAATTGCTTGCTGATTGTATTAATTTGCTGAACCATTTGACCCGGAGTTGAATACTTTAAAACAGCATAATCTGCCTTATCTTTCAGCAGATGTTTTGCAACAGCGGCAATATTAGGAATATGATCTAACTCTGACATTAAAGGAATGATTGGATTTAAATCGTTTCCTGTTCTACGAAGCTCTTCTAGCTCTGGGTCTTGCTCAGTAGCCGCATTAATTTTCTGCATCATGGAATGTATTTTCGCCTGCTGCTGAGCCTGCATGCTGCCTTGCTCCATAATTTTTTTAACTTCATCAATTGAAACCATGCCGGGCGCCTGAGGAGATTCGCTTTTCTTAAGATTTTGCATCATTTCATGCTCTTGGCGAAGCGCTTGCAAATCAGCTTCTGCTTTAGCAGCCCTGGCCTCGGCTTCTGTTCTTGCTTTTGTGGCAGACTTTAAACGAGCGCGAATCGCGTCCGACATCTTTTTGTCTTCAGGCGTCGCATTTTCCTGCGTTTGCGTTTCCTCTGCGGGGATTTCTTCGGCTTGTTCATTTTGCATAGTTTCGTCGTTCATGGGTTCTCCTAGTTAATATCTAAAGTAAATTTTTCGATGTTAAAGTTATACGTGCCAAAATATTCAATCTTGGTCGTAATTTCATATTGAAAAGCAACGTTCGTCCGCCAAATAGATAAATTATTTCTTTGGCCAGTCAGACCAATCGGTATTCTCACCACGTTAAGCCAACTATCAGAATCAAGAGATAATGACAGCTCTAAATTTTGAGGTTCAATCGATTGCGGATAACCTTGCGCCATTCGAACCTCCACGCCATTCAATAAATTTCTTGTTGTTTGCTGGCCTTTATAGAATGTAATTCGAGGTGACGTGAAGGAGCGGCGCTTATAATCTTGCGATAAATCCAATTTATAAAGACCATCCGCCTTTAATACATATTCTGTATTTTTAGCCGACGCAATAATCAAATCATCTACTTCATGAAGGGTATTGCTATTTTGGTTATAAACAAGACCGATACCTTCTTGAAGAAAAGTCATTTGAAAGAAGAAATTTCCCCTGAAGCTATAAAAAGAACCAGCAACATTTTCTTTGTCTGGAAATTCACTAATGATTCTTGCCCACCCAGTGACGCTTTTGGGGTCTTTCTCAGATGATTGAGGAAGCTGAACAATCCCCTGCGGCGTTAATGCCATCGGAATATAAAACGAGGATAAAAAATAAATTCTATTAATCGCATTAACGATGCAATTTGTCGACAATGCGCCGAAATTTTGCTCAAAGTTATTATCCCTCTGAAATGGAAACTGATAAATGTTAGTTTGAAGCGTGGCCTCCCATCGCTCAATTCCGGTGGAACCAAAAATAAATAAGTTGTTGTATAAAGAAGACACGCCTTTTGCGGTGGTTAATGCGCTATTTATTTGAACGACGCCCGCGCCATCATATAAAAGCGCATTATTGGGATTGCTGGGCTGCCATTCTCCTTTTGCGCCCAACCAAATCATCATGGAATTTACCACGGTTATAGAGATTGGATTATTAACCGCGAATGAATTCGCGCCATCGCTTAAAATGGTAAAAGTTCCATCATTTTGATCGAATACATACGCAAATCGCCCATCACAAATTCCGACTTGATTCTGAAGGTTCTCAGACATTTGCACAGATTGACCGCTATAGGTGATTGCCGCAATAAAATTCACCGTTCCATCAAATGAAACTCTTAAGACGCTTGTTTTTGTAACGACGATAAAGGAGCCCTGCTCAAAGGGCGTAAACCAAACATCTGAACAATTTTGTATTTGCGCTATTCTTTGAAGGCCAGGCGTGCAATATAAAAGACCGCTTTCGCCCACAAACATATTAAACAATTCTGGGTTGCCAAATCGCACATTCCAATCAGGCATCGAGCCTTTGTTAATGGGGATTTCACGTATTGCCATTTTTGCCCAACTGGCCATACTCTTGATGCGCCATTTTAATTATTTCAATTTCTTGATTCCCCTTTTCCAATGCTTGGGATGCACGTTTAGAAGCTTGTTCATCTTCTAATTTGGCAATATCGATAAACCGTTTAGATTTATTGTCTTCAATATCTGCCAATGTTTTAATACGTTTTGTCTCTTCGTTATATTGCATTGCAAGTGCTTTTTTATTCTCAGCGTCTGATAAATCTTGCGCGGCTTTTTGTTGCATTTGCAGTTGTTGCATCTGCATTTGCAGTTGTTGTTGATTGGCTTGGGTCTTGTATTGCATGAACTCGTCTTTGCTGATTTCTCCGCTTGAGTATTGAATCAACTTTGGATCGATAGAAGACGCAATGCGTTTTTCAAATTCAGCCGCATCATCAATAGGTAAATTTCTTGCGAAAATATCTTTAGTATTTTGAAAATCCATAGTTTGAGGCGCTTGATAAAACATTGTCAGAGCCTTCACTGTATTTTCTTGTTGCATCTCACGACTAGGAGCACAATCGATTCTATATAAGAATGAATTCTTAATATCTTTGATATTGTTTTTAATCTTTCCGCTGTCTAACAGTTGATTGACGTAAATATCTTCAGAAGTTCCGTCATCTTTGCGCACAGAAATGCACCGTTGTTCTGTGATAATTCTTGGTATCATTTGTTGATATAACTTGCAAATTGCGCCTAGAAAGCCAACATGGGCAGCAATTAATCCTGCATGAATAGAGCTGATGCTCATATTTTGAGTGATGAGACCTAACGCCTTTCCTGATAAAACAGTCTGGTTGCTTAATTCAGAATCAATAAATGCGCCAGAGATTTCGTCTATCTCTTGTTTTGTCTGGCTTGCCAAATTTAGCATGGTGGCTGGTATTTCAGTCGGAGGAACAATAATCGGTTTTGTGCCATCTGGGTCTTTTCCTAATACGATCGCGCCTTCAATCTGATTAATTTTCTCAGCCGTTTCTTTTTGCAAATTGGTTTGAATATGGTCTGGCGTCAAATAAACTTTTGTCGCCGATGAATTCTTAGCTGCTGTTGCTAATTGGCTCATCGTATAATTGTGTAATTTCTGAGCGCCTACTAATGGATAAACGAAAGGCAGCGTAACCCACCCATCAGATGACCAAACCGTCAATGCGGGATGATAAGGAAGTGGAATATCTTCAGTGGGAAATATTTCTGGCTTTTTTAGAACTTCCCAGTTGCAAAGAACCATAAAATAAATACAGTCTTTGTCACCTTTTCTGATGTCTGTCTCTCCGTCAGCGCCATACCAAATCTCATCGACGCCTTCTTCAATCAAATCTACACGCCGATATTCTCCGCCCTTGAGCTTAATGAAATTAGCCTTTTCTTTTACTCGATACCAATATCTGACAATATCATTTTTTCTTTTAACGCAACTGTTATTTTTTGCCTCTGGATATGCAGCAATAACGTCTCTATCCGATACTTTTGTATAGCAAATTCCGCCATACATTCCGTCGATTTTGTAAGGGCTTTTGGCATTGAAATCCCAAAATGCCATGGCCGGATTTTGATGCAATATAGTGACAGGAATCAATGACAGCGTTTCGTTATTTTCTCGCTCGCAATTAACTTCCACGAACGAATAGCCAAAATCAAGCATCTTTTCAAGCGCTTTATCAGCCGTTTCTTCGACTCTATCTTCCATAAAAAAGTGCTTTGAAAGCATTTTAAAAGCAGCCAATTCGGAACTATCGTAGGAACGTCGATTATTTGAAAAGACTCCTAGACTAAAAGTTAATTGGTCATATTGGCTTAATATTTTATTGCGATGCTTATGACAAAGATTAAACGTTAATGATTCTTTGTTAACTGCCGTTCGATTGGTTGAAACTGATTTGTCCCATTGCATGCCAACGGCGCCGAAATCAATCATTTCTTTTCCACGCTCATCGTTTTCGTAATACGCGTCGCGCCATGCTTGAGCTTGTTTCTTTACAATATTTCCAATTTCATCCAAGTCCATTATTGACTCCGTTTATCAAACAAGTGGGGTTAATGTACGCTTAGAGCCTGGCTGAGCAGAATATTTAGCCATTGTCTCTTTCATAGTTTTTTGTGTTACACCAGAAAAACGAATGCGTTCCCAAATGCGATCGTCACTTAATTTATGATCCATATCATTAAACAAAAATATTGGAGCGCCAGGCTTCTTATTAGAATAATGCGGCTTCAAATAAAAACCAGGAACGCCCATCAAAAACAATCTACGCAAGAAGTCTTTGTCCGTTAAATTTGTACCAGGCGCATAAGAGGCAAATTTTTTGGTGGCTAAATCAGCAGCCGACGAGACCGTCGTCTCATTAATACGACGAGATTCTTTGGCGAGCTTTAATGCAAGTTGCGAAATGGAATCAGATTCTTCGTAGGAAATGCCAATTTGGTCTAATGTTTTGCGAAGCTCAAGCACTTCTGAAGACGGCTTCTCAGACGCAACCAAAACATCTTTAATGCCATCCTCTTCTTTCAAAACCGTCGCTGTATTTTCTGTGCTTGCTATAACTTTCTTAGGTCTTCCGGCCATAACTATTTCCTCTCTTTTTTATAGATTTTAAAAATTTTTTAATTCTTTTCATCGCCTTAAAGCTTTGATTCGCCTCAAAAACGAATTCATCCCATACCTCATTAGTCATCAACTCTTTTTTAAAAAGAGAGCGAATAATTTTGTCTTCTTTTTCGCCAATGAGAATCATTTTTTAGGCATCCTCACTTTCTTCAATGCGGGATTAGCCTTCTTTGCGGCAGGCGATGCTTTGCGCGCTCCAGATGCCAAGATGGCTTCCGCATTTTTCAAAGGAATGCCTTGCTTTTTTGAAATTTGTTCACTATTTGCTTTGAAACCTTTAACTTTTTTCATAACTCCTCTCTTTTTGTTAATAAATTCTCGCTATTGACGGATACAAATTATCCGTTTTATCAATCACATCATCGTTGCTCGATGCCAATAAAATATCAATCGCATCAAACGTACAATCCGCCTGGTCATCATGCGCATGAGACATGTCGGCGCTAAACCCAACCATTTCATTTGTATAATCAATAAAATAATCCATCATTGGATTCAAAAATACGTACCCGCTTTTCACATACCCTTGCGAATCAAAGGCTCTCGTATATTTATCCTTCTTTCTAACTATAGGCGTAAACGGCTTTTTAATCGTTCTGCGCAATATCTGAATCAATGCCGTGCCTGATACGGCGTCTTCAATATAAACCCCATTCAAATCAACGACATTCTTCGCAATAAAAGCAGATGCCATCACTTCAAGCTCAGGAAACTCCCATTTGCCTCTAACTTGGTCAATCAAATAAATTCCTTTTTGTGATTTAATCCAGCACTGCATGACACTATAATCATTCGCCTCTTTTGTCTTCTGCGCAGTGTCCATCACTATAATTTTTTTCGTATAAAGTGGAGCTTTTGTAAAAACCCCAAAATCTTCCCGCTTAAAAATCTTTCCGCTTCGCCTAATATTCCAATTTCCGCTTAACAATGCAGCGCTTTCTGCCTCTCCGGCCAATTTCAAATTGGCAATATAATTCGGGTCTTTCTTCAACAGCGCCGGATTATCATCGAGCGTTGCATAAATAAACGTGTAACTTTTAACATCTTTTGCCGGTATTCCATATTTCGATTCGATATATTCAGGACTATCCCCAAATACAAAATTGTCTTTGTATTGCGACCAATATCGAATATATCCGCGTTTAGAATGGTCTGGCGTGCCCGAAGGCAGCAAATACCATTCCACAAACTCTCTGACCCAACTATCCGGGTCTGGGTTGCACGTTCCTGCCACCGTCCTAGGAGCCCCGCATGTGCTCCTATTTCTTGTGAATAGATATGTGAATTGCGTCTTCGTAAAATGCGTTAATTCATCAAAATCTATTTCACAATACTCACCGCCCTGGTGATTGGTCTTGTCATGCTCCGTTGACAAGCCCTCAAACTTAATCGTTGCCCCAGATTCAAACGTCCAAAGCAACTCCGACAAATTCGGAACGCCACCGAAATGCGGGTAAATATCAAAACTCTTGTCCCATAATCCGCCAGAAATTTTTACCTGCTTCAGCTCTCTTCTAAAGATTACTTTCTGAAAGCCCGGCGTTTTGTAATACCGCAATCCACGCAATAATGTCCCGTATGTTTTGCCGCCCCCAGCTTGCCCTCCGTACAAAATAAAATCCGCGGGCGATTGCAGAAATAATGTTTGCCCTCCCGGCTGTGGCGCAAATAAAACCTTCGCATTCTTAATCAGCTCAGATTGCTCGCGCGTCATCAATTAAACGTTTGTATAACGCCTCGTTTATGCGGCTCTGGCTTCTTTCTATCTGTATGAAAATTAATCTCGGGCGTTGGCATATCTTTATCCAGCACCAACATCACATCGTCTAACTTCAGCGTTCTATATTCTTGCCCGTCGATAAACGTCGAGAAGCCTGCAAATTTCGCAAATGAAACCCTGTCGCCAGGCTGAAGCTCGTCAATCAATTTTCCAGCGCTAACCACCGTGCCGGCGGTCGATTTTTCTTTCGACGCATCTAGAATCTGAATCACAGCGGACGGCATTGGTGGCGGGTCTAGCAATATCAATAATTTATCTTTAACTGCTTTGTGCATTTTTTATCTCTCCAATTTCGGGCAATACCAATACCACGCCGCCCAGTTTTTCATTGTCACTTGTTACATCAATCTTTTGCTTAGCGTAATAACCATACTTTTTTGCAATCATGTCGCTAGCAACCAATCGGTCGCTCGTCTTCTCTTCAGCGTTTGATGCTATACCCCACACCAATGCCGTCCATTTTTCGTCCGATATATCGCATGCTTGTTCAATCTTCTCCCTGCGGCGCGCAATCTCTTTTTGAACGCGCTCATCACTGAGATAACGATGCGCTGCTGTTCGAGCAGAGCCTCCTTTTAACCCAAGAGCTTCCGCTGCTTTATTTCCAACCCCGCCATTCTTAAAGTATTCGTCGACAAATTTCTTAACCCTTAAATTACTCTGTTCTTTAGCTCGCATTCGATAGCTCCACCTTCAAATCCGTGAACGAATAAAGATGAACAAAGCGTTCTTTGAAGTAACTGCCCGGCAAGGGTGTGCGAGGAACGCTAATGGCCTTGGCTAAGATGCCTTTTGATTGTATTTTCTTTTCTTGAATTTTGCGTCTGACGGTTTGCTCGGCGACGTTAAAAAGATTCGATGCGTCGAGAACAGTGATTAGATGCGGTGCATTTTGCATGTAATGCACATATACACGCACAAGAAAAGGATGTCAACAATAGTTATCCACAGGATATCCACAGGTTATTAACAGGTTATCCACAGAAAATATCAAAAAATTTTTGAAAATAAACGAAAATATCTTCAAAATACTGTTGACAGACGAATTAACTTCGTCTATACTGTCTACATCAGATAAACACTGATAGCGCAACAACACAAACACCGGAGATTACAAAATGAACGATTTAAACAAAGAAGTTGTCGGGTTGTTTAAACAAAAATGTCAAGCACGTTTAGATTCTGACATGAAGCATAATCAAGTAAATTCAAATACTGCGGGCGCGTTTGGCGAATACATGAACGACGCTCTTTTGTCTTTATACAGAGATGAAATCGTTGAAGAAAACGCTCTCAGCGACATCGAGGCGCAATCTGAAGAGTTTCGCGAAACATACTATGCTATGAACGAAATTAGAGCGGATTTTGAGAGCGAAGCAAAAGAAATTTATTGCGAGAATTTATAAATGAGCAGTCAAGGTTTCAAAAAACGCCGTCTCGCGCTGAAACTAACTCAGCGCGAATTGGCTGATAAATTATGCGTGAGCAAAAGGGCGATTCAATATTACGAAGCGGGTAAGTTAAATCCGTCGAAAAGTGTTTTGAAATTACTCTCAATAGAAGAATCAAAAAGGATGTAAAATACAGAAAATAATGGAAAATTTGTTAATGAGAATGATTTGTGCTTTTTTGATAAATTTCAATTGCTCTCAAAACTTTCTTTTTGACGCTTCTTTTGGATTCGTTTCGACGAATTTTTATGGTTGGGGCTATAGCTCCGGATGCAATAAATTTTTCGTATTCGGACGGTTCTTCTCCTTCTTGGCTTGAATAATCCCAAAAATAATATTTATCGCCGCCTTTATGAGAGAATTTTGCGGCGTCGTGAGGAGGGTCTATCTTTTCGTGTTTCCATTTCATTCGCGCTCCTTCAGCTTCTTCCTAAGAAACTCATTCTCCATTTCAAGCTCCCATTTTTCTGAGCACAGTCGTTCCATGACTTCTTTGAATTTAATATTCCATTCGATGGTTTCTAAATTTGAGCGGCTTTGATGAACATTTTCTTGCATCAATTTTATATACTGAGCGCGAAAAGTTTCTACTTTTCCTTCAAGGTCTCGTATTTTCTCCCGAAGAGACTCCTCAATACTCTTCGTATTTTTAAATAAACATCTAAGCATGGTTTTCTCCGAGCTTTTCTGTTAATAACTCTAGCGCCCTGTCTCTGTTTTGTTTGTGCGAAACCCCTCCGGACGCCTCTACAACAATATTCGTCGGTAAATGCGTAATTCGAACGGGAGATGCGCCACCATAAACATGCTGCCCCTTTCTATTTGAATCGTGATAGCTTTCTATTCGTAAATCGCTCAATATAAGCATGATTTCTCCTAATCTTGTTTTAATTCGGCGATGTAGTAGTCCGTAGAGCTAAAAAAAGGCTCTGAAAATGGATGTTTTACTGGCTTATTCCTCTTTATGCTTCTTACGTAAAAATTATAACGCCTCAAAGCCTCTTCTTTGCACTTAAATACGCTTAAAACGTGGCGCACATCCTCGTGCGAGCGATATTTATCGTCCATAAAAAATAATTGCACATAAAATTCATTGCCCGTATTGTGAATCAATACCGCAAACGACCTTCTTAAAATACCTCTAAAGCTCATAATTGTATAAATCTCCAGTAATAATACTTATCGGAACTTTCTTTTTAAAGTTTTCTCGATAATTTTTTTTACTTCATAGAATTTTTTCTGATCGTCTTCATTAACCGCGCGAACAAGATCGCATACTAAATCCATAGAACGCATATTTAGACTCACAGCCAATTCGCTCAAATCCCACGACGAAAGACGAATCTTGTAATATTCTTGCTCGAGAAGAGAAACATAGTTGGATTTGAAAAGATTTTGTCTCATTTTTGAATTTCCTCTCCAATATTTATTTACAATTTCTTCCATCTTAATACTCGGAAATTATTTATTTAAATAAACCCAAGTCCCCTCTATATTCCACGCGCTCTCTCGCATAAATTTTTCCAAGCTCATAGTTAATATTGCTCAAAAATTGATTCTTCTGCTCCTGCGTTATACCGGGAACATTTTCCGTAGATTTAACAAAGTCACTCATGCCTGACATAATCACCTCATTTAATACTTACCTACATCTCCATCAACCTTCTCATCACCCATTGCCCGAATCTCTTCACGGATATGCATTTTGATTTGGTTTTTGAAGAATTCCGTAAACTGATTGAATTTCTCTTCTTCTGAAATGTCTTTGGAATTTATAATATTAAACACCAAATCAAAAAAAACAAAATTATGGCCGCCAGGAAGGCTTGAAATATAACTATCTACAAAATCGAATGATTGGTCAAGATGGAGCAATCCGCCTCCATCTTGGTGGTGGGAATAAGAAAAAGCAGCGCGCGAAAGTGCGCCACTAAGTTCGTCAATAAGTATATTAATAATTAAATCTTTATGATCTCTCATTTAAACCCCATGACTTTGTCTTTTCTTGATTCAATGGCTTCATTCAATGCATCGTGAAAAATTTGGCTTTCCTGGCACGATCTAAGAACCAAATCATTATACAATCGATGCCATCCTTCGGCGCACCGCATGATTGCATCCCTGTCTGTTACATGATAATGAACCTGTCTTTTCAAGTCCTCAATTTCGCGATCCTTCATTTTTATCTCATGAATAAGCACCACCTTTTCTTTAAGTAACAAAAATAATTTCATCTCAATACCCCGTAATTGAATTTAACCCATAAATTGACAATCCAGCAATCAATAATAAAATAATTGCCTTCGATATTTTGACATACCCATCAAAGAACATATCAACCAAATTCAAAATAGAGCCCACCATCAACATAATCAATGTGACCTGAAGAATAAGTGCTCCAATATCTAAAAGTTGTTCAATCATTTGGTTAATAATCTCTCAATTTCATCAAAATCAAAAAGCTTAACCTTGCACTCTGCATAATCATCGCTATCTTTTATCTGCCTAGCCCTGACCATCGTATTAACCGGAAGAATCTCCGATGCCCTGATTTTGCTTTGCACATCAGTTTCATAAACTTTAAATATTTTTGAAGCATCATTTATTGTTATTAGCATTGTCGTCTTCTCCGATTTTCTGAAAATCCCCAGGGACAGCAAGGCCGTTATATATTAATATTTCATTCGGGGTCATTTTTTTTCTCACATTTTTCCAAGGTGGGGGCGTTTCATCTTCACGTCTTCTTCTTTCTTCTATCCTTTCAACAGAAAGGGCAATGTCACTTTTTATTTGAGCCATATGTTTTTCATCATATTCTTCGTCATATTTCGGATATTTAGAGAGATCTACATAATCCCGAGTATCGTCGTCCATGGATACATCCTGGTCTATCCGAAATGTCTGATCTAAACATAAATTCACCTGATGAAACATAAAAAATTTAGCCAATCCATTTGCGTTTAATCTTTCTACTTTAGAATAATTTCTAAAAATATAAGTCTTTACTTTGCATTCATCACAAACCAAATAATACTCTGTCCCCATTACCATCCCCCCTTTAAAAGACCTGGAATTCCCATAATATGGTCTCTCCTTCCCATTGCATACGTTACTATCCTTGCCTTTATATTTAAATTTAACGGCTTTCATCCCTAATGGCTCAACGATAAATTCCTCTCCTGGAGACATTTGAACAGGAAGAGAAGACATTTCCCATCCATGCTCTGTTAATTTAAACCATGTGTTTTCGTTTTTATTTTCTTTCAAGTGCAAAATCATTCACCTCCAGAAAATTTATCAAACATTTCTTTCATCATTTTCAACATGTTTAAACGAGAATTCATCATATCTAAATCACATTGCAGGGATTGTATTTTAAATTCAGCTATTTTTATTTGTTCTTCCAAAACCTGTTTTTTAAAAGGCCGCTCCACCTCTTTTTCAAAGTCCTTTTTGTCTCCAGGATAGCCATTACAAAGCCTGTCGATAACCGCCTTCATTTTCATTCCATCGTCAATAAGTGGGTCTCGATGTGCGGCCTGAAGTTCCTTTTTGGCATTTTCCAAATAAGATCTTTTTTCATCTTCAGTTGCTGTCTTTACATCGCCCATTAGTTTTGAAAAAAACTTATCAAATTTTAAATCACTCATTATTTCGCCTCTTCTGATTTATCTACATTCCATGCCAATGTTTGGCCGCCATTCATTGCAACCTTTCCCTTCATGTCATCTAAAATTTTTTCATATGGCGTTTTAATTCCCAAAACTTTATAGGCATTCGCATATCTTTCTTTCTCGAACTTTTTAATGGCATCAAATCTCGAAATCTCTATCAATATATTTAATAACTTATTAGCATCCAATATAGCCACCCAATCCCCATGATTTCGTCTATGCATTACCACGGGAATCTTGCCATCTTTAGCGTCCGATTTTGCTTTCGCTAGCGCTTGATTAAAATTCAATGCCTGCGTACGTTTAACCTCAAAATGAATATAGTTTAATTCCTCGCACACAACGTCAGCGTCACCATTGGCGCCACAGAACTGTTGACCACGACGAGCATTGAGCCCTTTCTTTTTAAGAAGCTCAACGAACTCTAATTCTCCGACTTTACCTTTGTTTTTGCTGTTTATTGGCATTGGTTGCTTCCTTATTACAATTACAGCCTTTACAATGATCAACATGTTTATATGACGGAGCGAATTTAATCTCTGTTCCAATCGGAATTGATTTAAGATAGCAAGAAAAACAATCGCAATCTTTTTCATGTGGATGGATATAGCATTTCCCTGTTATTTTCCACCATATACGCTTTATAAAATTAATCACGCCCAGCCTCTTCTTTAATAAAATTAAATAAATCTTTAGACACGATTTTAATGAATTCTGAATATCTATTTTGCATGGCTTTTTTATTCCATTCATCTTGCTCTAGTAATCCCATTTTCAAATCCGAAGGAGGAAATGGATATTTTTCATCCAAAGATAAACATAGTTTATGAATGTATTCAGGAGGGCAGCAATCAAAAGTATCTTTTGATTTAAGAAATCTATCAATAATTTTTAAGCATAAAATGTCGCCACCTTCCCATGCGCTTTCCCAAAGTGCCTCCGCAGCATTATCACAAAATTCTTTTAACTGTTTATCGTTCATTCTTTGTTTTCCTCTAGCCATTTTAAAAACTGCGGCAACAAAACCTCTTGTGCAAACTTAAACATTTTTTCAGAATGCTCGTGAGACACAGAAGAAGTTGCGCACACATTTCCGTAAAAATAGACCGGCTTTTCTAGCGAAACCATGTTCATTGGCGAAGTATAACAACATTCTAATTTATGGACGCTAATGGGCGAACCATAGGTCTCAAAATGTTCATATTCAGTTTTTTCTTTGTTCATTATCAACCCTCCGGATATTCATCAAAATACCCCGGCGGAAAAGGGCATCCCAGTCTTTGTAATTCTCGGCTATCGGAGCCTGCGCGCCTGCGCGGAGGATTTAAATCAGAAAAAGAATCACTACGCCAACGAGGAACCGTAAGGAATTCCGCAGGAACGCCATCAATAAGCACAGGGTTTGTCGACGGACGTCTTGCAATATTTGAATGGGCATTTCTTCCGTCTTCTTCCCAATAAGCGGGCGGCATGGGTCGTCTTGGTTTTTTTGTTGCCGCCGGCGGAGTAAATCTAACATCGACATTTTCTACGGGAATTCTAATAACCGAATTGGTTGGATTTTCACATTCTACAATATAACACCACCCATGAACGGGGTCGTGAATAGTATCAGCTATACGGCCTTTCATTGAGAAAATAATATAATCGCCTCTTTTATACATTTTTCACCTCCTCTTTATGTTCTCGCATAATCCCATCACCATTCACCCAAACTCTCTGACAGAGATGAGGGGGCGTATTAATTTCTTTTTTTAATATACTTCTTTTATTAAACTCAGGCGCAGGCTCTCTTTCGTATTCGTACGTATAATGTATTTTTTGTGTTATTTTGGAAATTTTTCCAACATAACCACTATTATCCATAACGTATGCGCCCATTTCATAGGGAATATAATCAACCCTAACCACGTTAACTGTCTTGCAAAAAAACCAATTGAATATTTTTTTAATCATTTCTTTTCTCCAAAATAATTATAACCATTGGTGCGGCTCTGCTTTTTCTTCTTTTGTCTCATCAGCAATCGATATACAGGAAGCTGGGAAAGCATAACCTTGAATTTCCTCAACCTGAACATAGATAGTTCCGTGTCTGATGGATACATCCTTTATCACCACGTCGAGAGTCATTTTTACTTTGTCTCCAATTGTAATGTCTTTAAATTTTTCCGACATATCTACCCCTCAATTTTCTTGATGTATTTTTTTTCAAAATAAATAGCGTATTTATCTTCAGGAAATTTAGGATGCGAAATGCCAATTTCGTTATCATTATCATTATATTTTACAGTGCCCTCAAACTCCACCTTAACCTTGTCGCCGATTTTTAGTTCTTGGTTTGGAACGGCCGCATAAGGGTGCGCTTTCTTTTCGTCATAGCAGCCACAAAAAATCGGAATAGGCCTAGCAAGCCGTTCAATTTCACGCTTCAGCTCTTCGTTTTCTTTTTGAAGAGACTCGGTTTTATTATTTAAAATAATGCCAACGCCTTCATTAGCGCCGATATATTTCCTTTTCCAAAACTCTATTTCCCGATTCAATATATCGCGAAGTTTTTCTTTATTATCCATATTAGAGCAAGGATTTAAATGACGACTTAATGGTAGGCCGCAAACTTTACAATCACTCATCTTGTTTCTCCAGTTTCTTAATGCCATCTAAAAATATCGGTTCAACACAAATCTTTTGATATTTAATCCAAGCCATACTTTTGTCTATCTCTACAATTTCACCAATACACTTTTCGCCATATTCAAAAAATTCGACTATATCACCTTCTTTAAATCTCATTTCTCACCCCTTTATTTAATTCTTCTAGTTTTGGCCTAATTTTGACAACCATGCCAATAAAATTAAAAAAATAAAAAATATCATTGGAAATATTAACGGGGACAAAACCCAAAACCACGACCATTCAATAAAATGTGTTAATTTTAAAACAATAAAAATTAATGTAAGTGCTACGCCAAAAAATCCTAAATCAAACTTCATTCTTCACCTCTGCTTTCTTTATATCTTCCTCATCAACCACTATCCCAGCTCCGCTTTCAAGCCTTACCGCATAAAGACTATCATCGTGATAAATACGATGACTAATAATTCCGGAAATAATAACTCTGTCGCTGGCCTTAAATTTATTTTTCATTTCTTCTCCTCAATACTCAATTCTTTAACAGCCTCTTTGGCGCACTCCAAGCAAATCCCCGTCGCCCTAAAATAAAGAAGCAAATTATCTCTATAACAAAAATTACAACTAAAATATTCGGATGGCTGCTGAATACATATAATGCTCATTTCTTGTCCTCACTTAAAAACAACTCAACAAATTTTTCCTTAGCCTTCTCATTACCTAAAAAGTCTTCTAACTTTTCCGGAAGCTGATTTCGCAATTCCGGATTATCAAAAATATACTTCGTCTTACAGGGTTTCATTTCTGCAATTCTCCAATTCTTAGAAATCCAATACACCACATCTTCCCATGCCTTCTCTGCGGACTCTTTTTTGCTATTTATTTCTTTTTGGCGAATACCCGCAAAATCTCTCAAAATTTTAACTTTCGGGAATTTCCCGTCCTTTGCCTCGGCTTTTTGATGAAAATCGAAAATAGCCCCTTCAATGGCCGCCAAATCATATGTTTTTAGTGATTCATGGTATAAATTCAACTGTTCTAAACATAATTCAACGCCACATTGCAATTCTGCTTTCTTCATTATTTCCAAAAATGCGATTGATTTTGGCTCTGAATTAATCTCAAGAAACTCGGTGTATTTATCTTTTTTGGTAAAATATTTTTTAGCAATGGCTATAAATTTCTCAACGGTATCAGCATTTTTGAAAATTAAAGAAACGGCGGTATGAAAATGCTCAGTATAAAATGGGCTGAGAGAACACCCATCAATCGCAAGTTTTAAGTCATCCACGGAATAACCAAGGCGAAGCATTTTTGCAATCGATGCGCCTCTTGTTTCATCTAAAACAGAGTAAGCCGAGGAATCGTTTCCTGCAAAAACCTCAGTCCAGTGCATAAACACATCGGATATTTGCGTATTTATGTTTTCGTCTATCTCCTTTCTTTCTGATATTGTAGAAAGTTCTTTATTTAAATTATTTTCTTTAGATAAAGAACTAGATATAGATAGGTCTTGTTTTTGTACAGACAAAGTACGTACTTTTTCGCCCTCTTCTCTAGCTTTCCTAAAAGCATATTGGTCTCTATGTTTCAATATGTTAGGGCAATCTATAGTCAGCATTTCAACGCCTCTATTTTCATAGAATTTCAGAAAAAATTTTTCTTTTTCTTGCAAAAATTTTAAAATTTCTCGGAATTTTTTCCGCGAAACCAAACAAAACTTAGCCCATTCGCTTATAGAAAATGTTGCCGAACTGTGGCTCCAGGAGTTTTTACCCTCGCCTATTCCTGCTGATATTTTCTCAAGAATAATGAAATAAGTGGCGTAACCTTCTGCGCCATAAATCGACTTTAATTCGGATATGGTTTCTTTTTCGCTAGCATTTGATTTGTGCATAAAATACTTCACTGCGAGCATCCCAGCGGTTTATTTGATTTTTTAAAGTATAGTCGGGTTTACATTAAATAGCAATAGATATTTCTTTGATTGAAAAAAAAGGTAAAATCCAGTATACTAAATAATAATATAAGCAAATGAATCAAAAAATGAGAAAAAAAGCAGTAGGTTTTGGTGAAAGACTTAGAAAGCTCAGGATAGCTAAAGGCCAGACACAACAAGAAGCCGCAAATAGCATCAAAACAACCCGCGTTATGTGGAATAGATACGAAAAAAAGAACGCTATACCTTCTGGCGAGAACTTGGCCGCTATTTCAGCCTCTTATAATGTCTCTATAAATTATCTTCTTTACGGGATATAACCCCTGGGTTACATTTTAAAATAAAAATATTTAAATATTTCCTTGACAAATGATGTATACTCAAGTATACTTACAAATATGGAAGCTACAAAAAACCAGGTTGGATTAAGAATTAAGGTGCTGAGAGAGGGGAGACGCATGTCCCGGTCAGATTTGGCGAAAAAAATGGATGTGAGTGATTGCGCCGTTTGTTACTGGGAAGCGGGGAAAAGAAAGCCTAGCTTAAGAAGCGCTAGGCTTCTTTCCAGGATTTTTCACGTATCAGTTGCATTTATATATGCAGAAGAAGGGGGGTTTATATGATGAGCGCATATAACTTTTACGAAAGAAATAAAAAGACAATTGATGTGTTGCATACATGGTCTTTAGAGACGCTAATAGGTTGCAGACTAGAAGTTATTAGGGCGATGCAAGAATTCGATCCACCTGGCGATCCAGAGGAATATAAAGAATTTTTGACTTGCGCAAAAAAAGAGTTTGAGAAGCACATTAAGTTAAAAACACAACAACAACGTAGCACGGAGGAGGCAAAGTATGAAGAGTCTGTCATTTAGAGAAATATTGACGCATAGTTTTTCTCATCAATATCCTGAGACCGCGGAAAAGATGCGCGACCTGTCTTGGGAATATCATTATCTGGCATGGGAAGAAGTTCCTATGAATCGCAAAAAAGATGTTTATCGCGCCTTTTCTTATGAGGCAATAGACGGTGAAGATTATTTTTTTGATAAAACAACGCGTGATGATTTTGGGACGGTTTTCTCAAGTGTTAATTTGGAATCTCCCAAAAGAATAGATGACGAAGTCATTATTAATTTTGGGAAAGCCATTATTAAAAGATTTATGCGTAACTCTAATAATACGCTCGATATGATTTTTGAGGAGCAAAAGCCATCACTTCAAGAGCTTGCGGAAATCAAAGCTGATGAAACTGACCAAAGGAGAATATATGGATAGAACTTATATCAGAGATCGTCATTTAAAAAGAAGCTATTTTATTACAGGTAAATATAAAGAATATTTAAAGAATAACACGAAGCATATTGATGATGATGTGTATGTCAAGTGGGTTAACTTGATTCAAATAGCTCTAATGTTTTACGGGTTGTGTGCTCTCGGAAAGCTGGGATATAGGTTGAAAAAATATCGCGCCAGAAGAGAGGTTGAGCGATTTGAAGAAAGGCATCGTGTTTATACGGGGATTTTTGAGCAAGCAGAGAGGATGTTTTTATGACAGATTTTGAAAAGTTAAAAGTAGAAAGATTTTTGAAAGATTATAACGAGCTGGCCAGGAAGCATGGAATGTATATAAGCCCGAAATTAAAAGACTATAGGCCAAACCACCAGATTGCGGCTTTGGAGTGTGCTGTAAAAAACTCAGCGTTGTCTACAGATAGAATTGACATTGGTCTCATTCTTGAGAATGGGGAGTGGATTATGGAGGTGAAAAATGAAAAATAAACTACGGTTAGCGTTGATATTTTATAGTTTATGCGCGGCTGGAAAGCTTGGATATTTTCATAAGAAATATAAAGCAAGAGACCATGTTATAAAATTTGAAGACCGGCATCGAATAAGCACCGGTATTTTTAAAACAGCAGAGAGGATGTTTTTATGAGCGCTATTGCATTTCTCGAAGAATACAATCGACTTGTAAAAAAATATGGTTTTTGCATTTATATTAGCCGAAATTATTGTACAGAGGTAGAAATAAAGAGGATGTCGGATAATGCTTGGGTGTGTGATTTATATGAAAACATTAATAACTTTGAGCCAATGAAAACAGGAGAATTATATGATCAAGAGCAAGATTAAATCATTTTTATTTTTCATTCTATTCGGCATTAAAAAAGATGACCGAATGATGAAAGATTATTTGGGATTAACACAACAATAAAAGTTTATGGGGGAAGTGCAGGAAATGCGCTCTTGACGGCCGTCAAACCCCCGCCAATTAACACAACAACAATGAGGTAAGTATGACAACAACATCATTACAAGTAAATAATGATAAAAAGGATATGGTCACGCATGAGCCAGATGCTATCAATCGCGAGATTATAGAAAAACTAGTGCTAGAGGGTGACTTATCTAAAATGTCTCAAAAGCAAAAAGTCGACTATTATGTTGGATTTTGTCAACGCCTTGGAATGGATCCCGCAACGAAACCATTTATGCTTCTGAAATTAAACGGAAAGGAATCACTTTACTGTGACCGCTCTGGTGCCGCTCAATTAAATAAGATTTACAACATATCTCATACGTGCGTTGGCAGAGAAAAGATAGGAGATTCATATGTCGTGACCATGCGGGCAAGCGACAAGAATCATTACACTGAATCTACGGGTGTCGTTTATATCGGAAGCCTAAAGGGAGATGCATTATCTAATGCCATGATGAAGGCAGAAACAAAAGCCAAAAGACGCTCTACGCTGGATTTGGTTGGTTTAGGCATTTTAGATGAATCAGAGATTGGCTCTATTAAAGGGGCTACCATAAAATCAATTGATGAAGACATTTCAGATAATAATATTATTTCAATAAAAGAATCAAAAGAAAGCGTTTCTCACAAAATTCCTGTTGGAAATAGCGTGACGAACGATCCAATATTATTTGAAGCAATGAGCAAAGATATCGACGGCGTTATTGAAAAAATATCAAGATGTTCAACATTAGAATGCCTTAAAGAAACATTTGGGGTTGCTTATAAATCCAATCTTAAGAATCATCCGCGCTTCTCTGAAATTGAGAAAAAGAAGGATGAAATCAAAGAATTTATTTTAGATGCCCAAAAAAAACTTAACGACAAAATGAACTCGGAGGACGTACAACAATGATAAAAGTTAACTGGAGCGGTAAAGACGAATATATTACCGAAAAAGATTACGCAACTTGGATGGATGAAGAAAACTTGAGGCAACAACATATGTGGGCACAGGCATCTTGTGATGAGGAAGGCTGTAATGAGTGAAGAAAAATATAAATGTGAGTGCGGCTGCGAATATGAAGGAACCTACAAAGAAACTTTTGATGTTGTTTTCAAAGCCCTAGAAGAACAAAAAAATCAAATTAATTTAATAGGGCTAACATGCTCCAAGATAATTAAAGATATTATGGAGCTAAGAAAACAAGGCGACCCAACAAATAATAGCCCTGCAATTATTATTGATTCTTTGTGCGATGACATTAAGGTCATTAATGATCGACTCGATAGGCTTGAAGGAAAGAACAATCCTCAGGTTATGGTTTGTTATGATAAAGATGTTAAACCGGTTTAGATAGCGCTAGGATTAAAAAATGAACATATATCAAGTAACTGAACAATTGCAACTCGCTATCGATAATTTAGACATGAATAGCGAATTTATAGATGAAAAGGTATTTAACGATACAATGGAAGGATTGCGGGGCGAGCTTGAGCTTCGACATAAAG